AGTCTTAAGCATATTTAGAGGTTTGATAGCTTGATGGAGATGACCGAGAACTAGATCACCACCACTCGAACTAGGAATACCTGAAGTGCAATGGATGATAGAGTCTTTAGCAATTCTTAAACCATTTGCCGAACTGGTCGATGGAACAGCTTGGGTACCTGCCATTTTAGACCAGCCACGTTCATTAAAGACGTAATATTCTCCCGTTACTTTTTTAAACGTGGTACCGTCTTCTGAGCGAACTTCTTTCTGTTGTCTTACTTTTCTGATCTTGCGCGGATCGATATAGCGAAGTTCAGTGATCCCTTTCATAGGATCATTTTCGTCAATGATACAGTGATAGTACAGTCTACCGTCAGTATACCATTTTTTAGCAATATCATATGAGAGCTCATTGAACTCCATAATCTGAAGAACTTCATTAAATTCTTCGTTGATTCTTTTCTTTAGGGGTTCAGAAAATTTAGTATTGTCCATTAACAACTGGACAGCCTTTTCTTCTGGCTCTTGAACGATCATATCATTGATAATGTGATCAACAGCAATATCCACTTCAGAGTGCCCAGCCATATCTCTATATTTTGTTACTAGTTCAGCTTCTGATTTAATAGTACCGTCCATATCGACATATGTGCCATAAATACCACCTTCAGACACAGTAATAGCTCCGTCATCTCTTTCTGGAGATGCGAAAGATAAAGGTTCCTGTTCTGTTCTTGTAATCTCAAACCCAAATAAGCGCGCCATAATTAATCCAATCCTTAATTAATAATTAAACAAATGAGACGGGAGTTAATTCTCCCGAACCCATTAAGATCCACCCGCGTTTCCAGTGCTACCACCTGAAACTGTCCAGTAATCGTACTGGAATTCTACCTGAAAGACTTCATATGAGTCATTAATGTCCCAACCTAAATCGATAGGTGATACTACCGATGGGAATATTCCATCAAACTCATAAATTCTTAGGGCAGATCCGTCTTTCGCATATTGAATTACTTGTGCTTGTGACTTGTAATCACGAATGTCACGAATGTTACCCTGGAATCTATTGATCTTATTTGACCATTCTTCCATAGCATTTCTGATAAGAAAATCTTCGTCGTTAATGATTGTTACAACCCATGGGTCATAAGTACGATCACCAGCCAGCTTCATAAATCTGCCAAAATAAGGAACTTGAATAGTACCTAAGTTGGATGCAGGAAGAGAAGCGGCCTGAGCCATAAATGGAACTTTAAGGTCTGCTACAGCGTTACCACGATTGGTAATCTGTACCTGGAACAGATTCTGTTTTGCCCCATCAAATGTTAGTTGTGAGCGAATATCATTGATATTAAATGCCATTTGCTGTTATCTCCTAGTGAACTTTGTTTTATTTATTTATTCGTTTCACATAATTAAGATGATAAATATATTTGTATAAAGTTTATAGGTATTAATATGCAAAATTTAAAGAACAATCTAGAAAGGTATAAGTATAACTTTAAAGAATTATGTGAAGTTTATAATAGAAATGCTCACAGCATGACCAAGTTATTAGAAAAAAATGATTTAGTCTTTATAGAAAAAAATAAGCTTATTGATGAGTGCAATATTCCTAATATGACACAAACAAAAATTGCTGACAAATATGGCATGTCTTTAGCATCTATAAGAGGATTAATGAAAAAATATAATTTAGATTTAAATATTAAAAAGAATAAAGCAAATGTCGAATTAGTTAGAGATGCTATCAATGATGGATTATCGATAAATGAAATATCAAAGACTTTTCGCTTGAATAGATCACTAGTAAAAACTATTATTAAAGAAAATAGTATTGAATATTTTACATGCTTTGAAACGTGGGAAAAACGACGAAACATTATTCTTAAAAACATCAACAAATATAAAATAGAAAATAAAACTAAGACATTAAAAGATATCGCGAACGAAGAAAATATTTCAGTAGAACAATTAAAGTGGGCATTTAAAGAAAAAAAAATTCCAGTTAAACTTCATTCATATAATAGATCTAAAGGCGAGATAGAAGTAGAGACATTTATTAAAAGTTTAGGACTAGATTGTCATATGCAAAAGTTCGAAAACACATTTGAAATAGATTGCTTCGTACCCGATAAAAATTTTGGTATAGAATATTGCGGCGAATATTGGCATTCTTATAAGTTAGGAGATGATAAAAACTACCATCAAAACAAAGCCTTGTTTTTTAAAGAGAGAAATATATCTATTATGACGATATTTGAAAGTGAATTTTTAGAGAAAAGGTCATTAATAGAATCTATGATAAAACAACGTTTAGGAATTAGCGAGAGAGTTTTTGCTAGAAAGTGTCATGTATCACCAATACAATCATTTGAATCTAAAAAATTCCATAAAGAAAATCACATATCTGGATATGTTAATAGTTCTATCAATTTGGGACTATTTCATAATGAGCAATTAATATCTGTACTTTCATTGTCTAAATCTAGATTCGATAAAAACTATCAATATGAAATTACTAGATATAGTACAAAGGCGGGATTTACTGTAATAGGTGGATTTAGTAAAATGTTTTCATTTTTTACTAAAGAATATAATCCAACCAATTGCTTAACATATGCTGACCTTAGATTTGGGCATGGTAATGTATATCCTAAATCTGGTTTCAAACTAATAGGTAAAACCAATGCTAATTATTGGTATTATGATAAAAATAATCCTAATGGTTTGGAAAGTAGACTAAAATATCAAAACAAAAAAATAGTAGCCCAAGGGAAGACAGAATTAGAAAAAATGTCTTCCCTTGGCTACTATAGAATTTATGACTGTGGCAGTTTTAAGTATTCTTGGTCAAAAGATTAATTAGAACTTGCCAACGATTTCAGAGAACTCAACGCCGCTTCGTACTGCTACGAAATTAAGTTGAATGAAGTTAATAGATTTAGCTGGCTTGATGTAAATATCGCCTACAAATCTATTTCCGTCGATTACTTCTTGAGTGTTGTTTGTTTCATCACAAACTACTCTAAAGTCGGAAATACCACGGCGGCCTTGAATATCTCTTAAGAACGGTTCAACAAGATTTTTGAACTGAGCTCTAGTGAAGTCATCATTGAATTCGAAAAGAGTAGACTCTGCGGCTGTAGCAATCGCTTTTTCTAATACGATAAACAGACGGCGAACATTAATTCTATCGAATGCTGATGGACGGCCAAGTGCAGTTTTATCACCGTATAGAATTGTACCAGAACCCTGGAACGAAACTACTGGGTTGGCGTCATTTTTGTATAGAGCATCTCTTTCAGTGTGATTAGGGTTCCAAGCGAGATTTGTTAGATTTTTAATCTGACCTCTATTGAAACCGGCTGGAGACCACCATGGATCTCTAACATCATCCGTTCTAGCTGCAAGACCAGCGACATCACCATTCAATGGAATGTATCTTAGAACATCGTTGTATTTGTCGTACTGGCGCTTGTAACCAGAGTCTAGGAATGCATAAGAAGAACTTCTCATGTTGTTTCTAAATTCTACAACATTATCAGCTTGAGTACCTGTAACGCCCGTACCAACCACGTCTGCTCTAGCTGGTGAAACAAACACGACGCAATCTTTGCGTACTTCAGCGATATTATCAATTAGATAGTTTGCTAGTTGTGTGTCATTAACACCTACAGATTTGCCGGCAAGAACAAGTGATAGGTCAATAGTTTTCGCGTCGCTTAATAAATCATAAGCAGAAGCGAGAGCAGTAATACTACCATCAGACTCTGTAATACCATCAGAACCACCACCGAACGAACCAGTGAATGGGTTTGTTTCAGTAGAATCGACAACAGTAAGAGTGTTTGCTGAAGAAGCACCACTTCTGTCATTCACATTCCAAACATAACGTGAGGTGTCATTGATAACTGTTTTATAGTAGTTTGAAGTGCCGTCTGAGTTTCGTGCATTTGTAGCTCTAGATAGGTTTTGATAAACTTCTAAGATTGAACCTGAAGTTCCAGAAAACTTACCGTCTTGGTCTACAACAACAACACTTAGTTGATCTGTTTCAGTACGACCGAGGTCAGCTACAGGAAGTGAAGTACCTGGAGCGCTATCAACAACAGATGAATATTCCCACTTACGATCGACAGTATTTGCAGACCAGTTAGCAGATCTTCCGAATGGCTGTTCAAACACAAGATCAAAGTAAACTTCACCAGATGGAGATTGTGGGTTGGTGTTTTGGAGAAGACCAACAGTCTTAATCTTCAGTTGTTGCTTACCGATTGAAGTGTTACCAACCTCGACAACGTCACCAACTACGAAACTGTCTCTTAGAGCACCAGCCGCAGTGTAAGTAGTAGAGAAGTCCAACGTCGCTGAGTTAGAAATTACAACATTACCAGTTGTAGCATTAACATCCAGAGTAAAACCTGTTTCAGGCCCTGGAATAATGGTTGTGTTTGTATAACCATCTAGAGCAAATGGGTTAACAGTTGATCCATATTGCTCTGAAGTATCGCATACAGAAACTTTAAGCGAATTACCATTATTACCTGGATATTTTGCAACATACTCTACGCCAACAGGAATAGAAACGTTGTCAATATCATCACTGTTTTTAATGGTATAATCTATACGGTCGACTGCGGCGGCGCTGTTCGCTACAGCATTAAATGCAATATCAGTATCAAAGAAGTTTAGTGTCTCGGCTGATACGACTGTAGAATTGCCAAGAGTTGCCGCTTGATCCATTTCAATAATAGTGTCTGTAGTATTCGAAGTAACTGTTGCGACAGTTGCTCCATCAGGAATACCTTCGCCGTAAACGCCTAGTCCGACAGTAATGCCAGTGGATGGGTCGGCAATTACTAGAGTCGTGTTACCGTTTAAATCTGATGATAGTGTGTTTGAGAAACCAGTTGTGACAGCAGCTCTACTGATATATAGCGCATTTGAGTACGCTAAGAAGTTTGCTGCGGTAAAAAATGTCTCGTAATTATTATTTGTCGGACTACCATATTTTGTAACTAGTTCATTTTCTGAACTAATAAGAGAAAGTTTACCAATCGGACCCCAACCAAATACACCACCCATCCCAGCTTCAGTTGTAGCAACGGATGGGATAACTGTGGTTAGATCAATTTCGCTGGTATTAATTCCCGGACTAACTTGAAACGCCATCTTTATCTCCCTTGACGAAGGTTTTGTTCTTACAATTCTTAATATTTATAAGAATAGCACATTAAAAGAAATTCTTAAATTCTTCGTACATTTCCTCAGTGAGGTCGATTATAGGCATATATTCAGGTGTATCGAAGTGGGAATCATGACCATCAGAAATAAATCCGACTCCAGCGAGCTCGCGCATGATTTCTTCATCAGATTTGTCTCTCAATTTCATAAGAGTGTTGATGTCCGTGATATCTTTAAAGTATTGTTGATCAGTCATCCATGCAAAGATAACAAGTGGCATTACTAAGTCATCATGATGACCTGATTCAGCTTCATACGAGTTGGCTTTCTTTGAGAATGTTGATAGCTCAAAAATAGTTTCATGATCGTGAATCACTAATTGATACTGTTCTACAAGAAGCTTGAGGACAGAACATCCGATACCCTTTACTGTTTTCGAAACACGAATACCTTTTTCCGTAGCTTTACCGAATCCCATAGAAATTCTTTTTCCTCGGGAGCCAGCGCTTTCTGTAAAGATCAAATTGTCTGCTTCAAAATCATTATAGAGAGACTCTGCTACAAGTTCACCGACATCATTCAGTTCGATGAGTATAGTTGCGTCATTATATGCTCTAGCTAGCCTAAAGATGATCTCAGCGAAGTCAAGCGGTGTAACTAGATTGTTTCGATAAACACACACTTGTTGATAAGGCATCTTCGTGATGTCAATCATTTGGAATGTTGAATAATCTAAACCTTTACCTTGAGAAGTATCGACCGTCATAACATATCTATGACCCTCTTCAGGTCTAAAATACTGTGAAATACCATCAACTTGTTCGATGGGAATTTTCTTTGTAAGATTTTTTAATGTGGCACCATTAATAAGGGTACCAGATGAACCTTGAAATTCACAGTTGTGACTTATTAATCCATTCGTATAATATTCATTATTCAGCTCGACATCAATTAGATCATAAACGTTTTGAGGCTCTTCTTCGGTATACTTTAATGTTTGAGCTTCAACAAATTCTCCATTAATCTTTAATTTATGATCTTTAGTACAAATTAAATCACCAGACATTACTGAGATTGTGTTGTTAGAATGCTTTTTTCTTATTCCAGAAAAGTTGCTCCACCCAGATGGTGTTAAAACTTGATACTTGGACATCTTTTGGCCTTTGTTTTTATTATAGTTTTTTATAAATTAAGAATTTTCCATTTGCATCCAGCGATATAGTTTTCCAATAGTAGTTTTTACAATCTCATCACTACCTATGTCTTTAAGAATGATTTCAGTATCTTCACCCACACACTCGAATTCTTGTGCAAATTGTTCTGTATCACCGTTCATTGCTGCTAGTGTATCTTTTCTCCAGGCTTCATCTCTACCAGGAACCCTTTGCCATGGCACTTCGATATATGTAAATCCGTTATAATCGACATCATCTTCTGCTAACTGTGCAAACTCGCACGTCTTATGGAAGTGGTTTAAACCATTTGGTGTTGAGGTGTAAAGAATTTTTGTTTTCTTACCAGAAGAAATGGTTGGATAAACCGATTGGAAGAATTCATCCCAATTTTCAACGAACGCCGTTTCATCAATATATAAGAGAGAACAATTGTGAGCAGTAATACCTTCAGCATAAAATGAATTTGTATTTTCTACATTTATTGCATCAAAAACTTCTATTTGCTTTTTTGTTTTAATTGAATTTAAAAATCTATACTTAGAATATTTTTCATCGACAACCATATTTTTTGCTTCAACCCACACACCATCGTCTCTTAAAAATAAATGATCATCTGTGCATTCTATTTGGGTACTGTCGAAATTTAGTTTATATGTAGGTTTAATCCCCATCGACTGAAAACCATTGAAACTTCTAAATTTTCCTTCTGAAAGAATTTTCATTTTTTACCATAACCTTTAGACCACCCATTAGGAACATTAGAATCTTTTTCTATCATTTTACGTTCGTTTGTATTAATATTAAAGATAAAAATCTTGTCTTTATTCTTTGACGTTTTGCCTTTTAGAGAGTTTGAAATATTTTCTCGTGTTGATTTTGATCTTTTCATTCCCAAATGTTTTTCAGCTGTCTTTTTAATCTTTTCTGGATTTTTATTAATCTTATTCATTTTTTCTTTATGTTTATTTGGGTTTTCATTTATCCACTTAGATATAGATTTTCCTCTTTTAATATTAGATTCTTTTGTTTTTGCAATCCCTTTAAATCTTTTTGATGTATCTTCAGATTTCTTCTTTTTTCTTTCTTGTGTTTCGGATAAAAACAAGACTCTTTCATGATAAAAATCTAGACTTTTGGTTTGTAAGTATTTAGATTTAAAGATTAGTTTGTTTTCATACACAAGTTTAGCAACATTAAATCTTTCGAATTTTACATTAAAAGAATCACAAGCATCTTTAGTATTATAAAATGTTTCATTGGTGTCTACATGCATACACTCAGCAAAATTAAATGGTGATTCTTTTAATGTTTGATTTCTCGTATCTTGTATTTTCGATATAGTTTCTGGTGAATGTTTCTTACCAAAAAACCCATTATCTTCACCAAACAAAATACACACATTACCACCTATAGATAAATTATAATTGTCTTCATTCTTTACCCATTCAACATTCACTATATCTTTTTCATATTCTTCTGCTTCCTTTTTGTCATGTGACAATAATAATAATTCTTGGCACATGTTCAAGGGTCCATATTTTTCTAAAGCAGATTTCATGAGTTTACCAGAGCCAAGATATCCATCGCGATAAATTGATCCATCTTCAGATTTTTGACATACGATATTTTCTATATCGTGTATTTTATGAAAACCAACATATTCTTTTTGATTAATTTTATTAATTGTTCTATATACAGTATAATACATAATTCTACTTTGATGAAACTACTTTTTATTTATTAATGTTGATATTTCGGTAAAGTAGTAGTTATCATCATCTTCAATGCAAACTCTAGTATCCCCAGAAACACAAGATTTACCGCGAATTGAAGATGATGATGTCGCGGCTGCAATAACAGTCGAACCATTTTCCAATGAAATAGAACCCTTGTTCCATTCATTAATACCCTGCTGAATCCACTTTGGAAGTGCTTCGTAAGCAATTTTAATTCTTTCTAAGATTTCTCTGGCGGCATCGGCTTTGTTAGCAAGCAGAGCAACTCTTTTGTATCTATTGAAAAGGATGTAATGCAAAATGACACATGCCGCGGTCGTTGTATTGTGGCTAAGTATATTGTTCGTGTAATATCTATGATCGTCGCCACTGACTGTAATATCATACATATTTTCTAATGTATTAGTATTTTCAATTGACTTTATTAGTTGTAGACCGTCTTTTGTTTGAATTTTAGTTTGACCGGGGATACAATCTTTGACAAATATTTCATTCATATTTTCGTCAAATACGATATGATCATCTGCAGATTCTAAAATCGTACCATTTTCAGTTTCTAATTTATAAATTTCATATTCAATAGTTTTATGTATTGAAGAACAATCTTTCCAACCAGTATCTGTTTCAACTTCCCAATCGCACAAATCTATAGAATCAACAAATTTTCGGTTTATTTTATTAGATAGAGACATATTTTCTAACTTCTTCTCTTATTTCAGTATATGAACGCTTTTCATTTTCGAATATGCATTCTTGAAGATTATTTAAGCAATCAATTTTTAAATTTTCTGTCGTATGTTTATTTGTAAATCTATATTCTTTAAATCTTCTTAGTATTAATTGCTCAATTTCAAAAGCTTTACTTATTGTTGTTTTATATTCATGAATAACAACATAGTTAAAATTACATCTGTTAAATCTGTCTTTAATAGTCTTTGTAGTAATTCCTATTTTTAAATGGTTGTTATCAATTTCTATCAAATATAGTATTCCAGGATAGTCTAATTTTTTTTTCCATAAAGATTTATAATTTATTTTAGTTGATTTCTTTCGATTAATTTTAGCTGTCTCGTCATCAGATTTTAAATTAAGTGTATTTTGCCATTTGTCTTGACGAGCTTGCCAAATTTCTATACCTGCATAATATCCATATTTTTCTATACATTTTTCTTTACTAAATGTTGCCTGATGCTCTGATAATTTTTCTTTAGATTTTTCGCGAGAAAAACCTTTATTCATCCAATACTGTATAGTTCTTATTGATGAACCGTTTAATTGCGCGCTTTTATTTTTTTCTAATGCTTTTTTTCTATTAGCATCGCTATAATTTGGATTGTATTTAGAATAAATAGAAAATTTGCCACCATGACTGAAGCCGGGATTGTTTTTACCAGTTACTCTATCGGATAGTTTTTTTCTAGAAGTATTAAACATATGCAAATCATTATCATACAAAACCTTTAAATATTCTTTCGACATCCCCCTCTTGCCAGAGTAGTTATTAATATTTTCAATCCACCTTATTCTCTTTTGCCACGATTTGTTAGATTTCATAATTCTATCGTTCATTCTTCTAGGAATTTTTATGTTATATTTCGTACAAGCAACAACCGTTCTCAAATCCGTAAGATTTAATATATCACTTCTCTTCGTTATTCTCATTTTGAGAATGTTTCTTTTGCATTTCATAAAAATCGCCTATTGCAATTTGTTGGATTTCGCCAGTATTTTTATTCCTAATATTTATAGTTGTTGAATCTTTAACGCACTTTCCAGCCTGTCTGGATGTACATACGGCAACTCGACGACCTGTACTAATAGAATCTACAATCTCCTTTTGATAATCGTAGAGTTTAATAGGAATAAACCCATGATCCACGTGGACGACCTGAATATACTTTTCAGAAAAATAGATTGGGTTCAGTGCGCACTTAATCCATTCAGCCTTTTGCTCTTCTGACCAATGGACAGACTGTCTCGGTCTCTTGAGATTGGGATTTCCTAAATATCCTCTGTCATTATAGTCATCGTACAGTTCGTCATTATCCATCTTTGTTCTCCTTCAACTGATCAACTAGTGCCGCAAATTCAGCCGTTGTTCCTACAAAGATGTTTTGATTGGTAGTAGTTTCACCTTCTGTTTCAGTCTTTTTGTTTTCTCTGCCATTCTTAAGAAGATTTTTCTTTTTAGAATGCATGGACATTAAGTCCTTATGTAAATCTGCTTGTGTTTTTAACATCTGATTTAAAGTTGCGTATGCGGTAGGATGTTGAGATTGTCTCGCAATGGACATCATATCTTCAATAACCTCTTCGCTCTTTTCAATTAAATCGTGCAACGAGTCACGACCGAGATCGAAGTCATTTTCTATCTTCTCTGCGTCGGTATTATCATCAGTTTCGATGATTTCTTTATCTTCTTTTATTGTGGGAACTCTGTATGTTCCATCTTCGTCAGGCTGTAAATCTAACGCCTTTTCTAATTCTTTACTCATAAGTTTTCTGTTATGTCGACAATGTATGCATAATTATCGTCTGGTCCTATTAGACTCTTATCGATAGTTAATGCCGAATTACTTGTCGGCTCTCCATTTGATGTAAGTCCCGGCGTTACAACAACTTCAACAACATTTGGTAAATTTTGATCAAGTGTTGCAAACGTTTCGGGAATCTTAACGTTAACTTCAGCTTGTCTAATGAGACCGCGACCATCTGATCGTGTTGGCCCAAAGACATAGCCTTTTAGTGTAAAGTTAAGTGTTGAAATTAATGCTCGTCTCTGTTCAAACGGTCCTTCAAAAGTATCTGAACTGTCGATTCCGTTCAATACGACTGGAATATCATACTTAACTTCATTTGCCAAAGTAAGAGTCCCCGTAAAATCAGGACCGAAGAAAGGCAAAATGCTTTCGACGATTCTATAACGGTCCTCTAGACTCTTTGTCATAATGTGTAAACTAAATTCAATATTATATGGTTGAGGAACATAATTATATGTGACACCTTCCCCGCCTTCAGGATCAGGACACACGATGCGCCTTGTTGATGCGAGCTTGCGCTGAGAATCGTAGTACATATTTGTAATGTCGAACGACATTCTCGGCAACTGAAGAGCCACTTCCCTATCAAGATCAGGATTACCTTCAAGTCTTGCCAAAAACTTTTCAGTGGGTCCATAATTTAGAGGGACTTTCATCGTCTGCTCGCGAGAACCATCGGGCGCATCTCTTGTAACGAAAACGTTATCGAAGAGTGAACCAAAAAAGATTACATATTTTCTAATTGCTCTGTTTGAATAAACTTGACCAAACATTATTAAGTCCCTCTCATCAAATTGGATCTTGGAAAGGATTTGTTTCTGACCAATCTACGATTGGAACTGCCTCTTCAGATATTTCATCGTTGTCAGCGAAGACGTCTAGTAACTGTGTATCATAATCGAACTCGTCATTTATAAACCCAAATCCATTTGAATCTAAAATGATAAAGTCATCCGCAGTAAGGAAACCTTGCTCTTCGATGTCGAATGAATATTTTTCTTCTAAGCGATCGATTTCCTCGATACCAGTGCGCAGCTTCTCATTAGAGTATTCCCAAACTTCACATGTAAGATCATACGCTTGGAGATCACCGAGCTGATAGAACAGCGCTTCTTTATTAACATACTCTACGACAAATATTCTCTTCATCATTGTTGAGTAGATTAAATCGCCTTCTTGTGGTCTACGAATATTTCCTTCAACATTTAGTTGATCGTTAATATCTCGCTGTGAAACAGTGAAAACCATTTGATCACGAATTTCAAGATTAAATTTAGACAGGAATGATCCGTCGCCTTGAAAATTATCATAAGACCGGATGTACATTCTTAGGAAGTAATTCTCATTATATTCTGAGACTGTATCTTCGCCATAAATGTCGTCTTTATTAATTAGTTCTCTCGGTAAGTAATAGATATCGTGTCCGTAAATGCTTACACTTTCGGACATTAAATCATTGAGAAGATTTTTCTCGTTTTGGTTGTTATAAAAATCAAATCCAAGATTGAACATTAAACTCTACCTAATACCCACTCATTGCCGGGATGCTCTTTTCTTCTAACATTTTGACTTCCGTTATTGTACCATTTTAGACTTGACATTTGTTTTGATCTACTTTCTTTTGAAGCTTTAAGACTCTCGCTTATTGTTTTACCAACCTTTTCTTTAAATCCTGGTTTAGACCAATTGTCTTTAGCTTTATTTGAATAATACTCTTTTCTTTCTTCTTCAGTTAATTTTTTTCGTCTATTTTCAATTGGAAACTTTAATGCCATAGTTTTTTTCATAGATTTTGATCGTTTTTTTCTAACGTCTTCATCTGATGATCTGCAATCTCTAGTTTTTAGTCCTTCTTCATAATTTTTACGTACATCAGGTCTCTTCATTGCTTCTTTAGTAGCATTAGAGATTCTTTCTTTTGTTGTTTCTCTTAAGTCCTTATCTATAGACCAGTGTCCAAAAGATTGGTTTCTGAAGTTATAATACTTTTTACCAACCTCTTCATCTTTAATTTTAGATAATAGTCTATTTTCTTCTTCGATCATACTTTTTCTATCAAAGTGTCTAGATAAAATTTTTCTCTTAAAATCTTTTTCTCTAATATCATAGGCCTGCTTCATCCAAGAAGATGAGCAGATATAACCATCATCCTCGGTTCCCCAATGGGATCCAATATAATATCTTTTATGCTTTCTATCTCTCCAAATATAAACGAATCCATATTTTTCCATAAATAATTCCTTTCGAAAGTATTTATAAAACTATGTAATTCACCCCACCATGTCAGTAACAGGTAAGGAATAACTGACGATCATTTCATCTTCTAACTCTTTAATTTTAGTTTCAGAATCATTAAGCATTCTTTCACCGTTTACTTGTATAGAACCTGCAAGGTTAGCATTAGTATATTTGGTTAGATGCGATGCCCACTGATATTTAATCTTTTGAGTAGTATAGTTCTGTAACCACCTATCACCCCAAACATCAGAATACACGTCAGGATCAATTACTTGATAAGCTTTTACCATTAGGAATTGGTCAGCTCTGACTTTCCCCCAATCCATATCAAGATGCAGACAGTTCTTATGTCTTTCATATCTCAACGCAATACGTCCAACCAAAATCTCTTTAATAAGTGACAAATGCTCCATTGTCATATAATATGGCAACAGAGAAACTGACGTTAATGTATAGAGATCATTCAATGCGATCTGATATTGAATGTTGAAGAGATCATTAGAGCTAATAGAAGGATCACCTAATGGAAATACTTCTACTGCTCCCAGAATATTTTCAGGAAGTGTGATGTATCCATTAATTCTATCTGATTCTGATACCTGATGTCGATAATAGACTTCAGCTGTACCGTCAAAGTGATAGTCCCAATAAAACTTAAGAGATTCGTCAATACGATCATCAATCTGCTCTTCGGTAACTTCGATACTAATCGTGCCCTTACCTAGAGCTCTTAAGCAATATTCCTTAAACTCTTCTCTCGACTTTGGAATTGCCATAAGTAATTCTCCACCTTTTTAATTATTTATAAATGGAAAATTACCTATGCAGTTCTTTATTCCTGCGAGTCTTCGTCCGAAGCGGTTTGTGTCTGCGGTTGTATTTGTTGAGAACCTTGAGCTTGAATGTTTTCAATTAGTTTATTTGAAACCCTATAAGGTAGTTCTTGTAGTGCCTGCAAAACTAAGTTCGCATCATTTACACTAAGTGTAAGAGTAATATTTTCATTTTCCATTAATTTTCTCCATTAAGTAATATCTACTGGTGTCTGTTGAGCGACAACAGATGCTTCGTATTGAATTCTGTTCTTGACGATCCGTCTTATTAAATTTCTAGTCTCGTCGTCGATGAAGGCTAGTGCTTCAGCATTCGTGATTGTCCCTGCGTCCAAACCACTATCAAATGCCATATGACCTTTAATAGCATCTAAAATAGTTGAAGCTTGCCCGTCGGGATATGTGATTGTAATATTATGCGTTGCCATATTGCCTCCATGATTTATTTATATTACTATGCTGTTAGTGTTGCTGTGATATTTACATATGCACTATCTAGTACCGAACCACCGGTCGCTCGTATTTCAATAAATACGTTAGCGGTTGTTGTTCCTTGTTGATTTTGCTCTAGTATCCATTTTCTCGTACTCTGTAGCGATAACCAAACTCCTAGGTTATCACCAGTGGGATTTGTACCACTCTGTACTGTAGCTCGGACTTCATAAATACTCGAATCGTCCGGCGGCGCCGGGATAACCCAATCAGGCGATGGGTCCACTGATGTTATTGAAGAAGCCCCTCTGTGATCTAATTCATATATAGCTTCGGCAGGCGGTTGCGACACTATACTAACAGCATCAAAATTAGGAACTATAATTATTTCCCCTGATGTGACCGCAAATAGTGCTTGTTGTATACCCATTATGCTAGACCTGCGCCAGAAATTATTGCTTCAGTTGCCGAATTAAACCAAAGTGTACATAAGCCACGTTGTACTAAGGTTCTATTGCCTGTAGTTGCCGAGCCGGCTAATCTTAATGTGAGACCAGTACCTTGGGTAATCGTGAGAGAAGTAGCTCCATTATTATATAAAGTCACCGCATCTCCTGCAGAAAATGTGCTAGCAGGAACCGTTATATTACTAGTGAGTGCTATACATTTACCATTATCTCCAACCGCAACTGTAGTAGTCGTAGTAGACCTTGGGATTGCACGATATCCTACCTCAATACCACCATCTACTGAAGCAGTACCACTAACCTCTAAATCGTGAGTTGTACCTGGTGTAGTTGTATCAGACTCACCGAACCCAACTCTTATAGAATGCGCGACCGTCAATTTACCATTCGTCGTTACGGACATGGCGCCTTGCCCTTGAGTGTGTGTAGTATCACCCCACCAAAATCCGCGACCATCAGTATCACTCATTTGAAACGTCATAGCAAAATTATTAGTAAGACCTCCAAAGTTAAAGAAATTCTGCATACCAATAGTGTATGTACTTGTATTCCAAACTCGAAGTTTGTCTCTACTGCTCACATTAGTGTGTTGTAGTAGAGCCCCTAAACCTTGTAGAGTAAGATCAGCTCCTGAACCTAAAGTGACTCCACCAGTAGCAGTAATTAATCCGGTTGTTTTAATTTCTCCATCCACGTCTAGGTCTGTTTGCGGGTCTAATACACCAATACCAACTCTGCCTTTATCATCTATACGCATTCTTTCGGTACCGTTAGTACTAAATGACATCTCACCATCGGTAGATCCACTACCACGTTCAAATAGGATTTCACATTGTGATGTAGTGTTCTGATAATATAGACCAAGGGAAAATAGTGGGAGATTGGCAGTACCGGAATTTTTCTCAACAATCTTTAGATCCCATTCTGCTTTACTATTTTTAACCCAGAAATTGTCAGTACCTGCAGCTGTGCTAATAATCTGCAATTGGCCTTCTGGAGTGGACGTAGTAGAACCAATACCGACATATCCGGTAGTGCCATTGATAAACATTCTGGAAGTGTTGTTAGTGGATAATACAAGATTGCTCGTGTCAACTGTCTTAATATCAAGTTGACCAGTAATTGTTCCAATAGTTGCTGCGGCTGCGCCATAAATCTCATTCGAATCGATTGCCCAACCAGCGACTGCTGATCCAATTTTGAGCCAACCATTATTCCAAGACGTCCCTCCAATAGTCGATGATTGTGTCACTATAGTAAAAGGAGAATCTAAAACACTACTAGTTTGGTCCAGAGTAAGC